AGGTGGACCCCAATTAAATATCCAATCTAATACACCTAAAATATCAGTTATTAAAGAAAATGGGTTCATTAGGTACTTTAAACCCGTGATCCCGATTAATATTTTTCCTAGTCCACTTATCCTCTGGAAAAAATCAGATTTTGTACCATCTGCATTTTCACCAAAAAATGCTTGCTTAAACCCATCAACAAGATTATCTTTGACTAGAAATTTACCAAAACCATAGAGTTTAGTAAAAACTACATCAAGTTTATGGATAAATGTCTCAATCTTTGTAAAATTACTATCATCCGATGCCCATTTCAATAACTCTCGCATAGCAAGAGTAGCACCTAAATTAACTAAGAATTTTCCTATAGGACCAAGGAAGGTATCTAACCATTTAAAATTATCTAAAAAAGACTTTTTCTCTTTAGTATCAGGTTTTCTTGGTTTAACCTTCTTTTTACCAGCAATCTTTTCTAATTCTGTTAACTCTTCAGCTTGCTGATCCGCATCCCTTCTCGCTTTTCTTCTTTCCCACTTTTCTCTTAGTTTATCATTTTTAACAGAAGCGAGACCAATAGATTCTATATCTCTAACAATACCACTAAGACCTTTCATTGTCTTAGTTAGACCAGTTACTGAGGTATATTGTATATTCGCAGCAGATATTATGGGTGACGAATCATCGCTACCCCCTCCTAGAAATTTTTTAGTAAATGCTGGTGCCACTACTTAACCTTTTGCTGCTTGTTGCTCTTTTGCTCTTCTTTCTTCTTCTTTTAAGAAGTTAATTAAAAGATTCATATAAATCTCCTTTTCCCAAGGCATCAAATTTTCAATGTGGTCAATATCCCATTTATGGTGGTGTATTAACGCAAAATTGGTTTCATAGTAAGCTTGAAGATTTTGATGGAGAAGAGCTATGCGAAAAAACTTGCTAGACCCTCTAGAGTTACATCACTTTCAACTTTAGTGCCAGGATTGGTTACCTTAACAGTATGTGAAAGTTTAGGCATGGTTTCAAAGAAATCCTGAACCTTTTTAAACTGTTCAGAAGTCAATTGATCCAAAAACTCCAGCATCTCTTCTTTTGGTGTGTCTAAAGCATCGTATACTTCTTCCTCATCAGCAATTGATTTTATACAACTGGCTGCCATATCAAAAATCTGATCAACACCTGGTTCCTCACCTTGGAAATTCATTTTAACAAAAGAATCCAAACTTGGATAATTCATTGTTATTATGATTTTCTCATCTAATTTAATATCTTTCTTGTGTCCTTTGGTTTTAACAACCTTAATATCAGACAAAGGAATATTTACTGGAACTTGAGTTTCGTTGTCATCTGGACAAGTAACGCTAACCTCAACACTTTCACCAACTGATTTAGTACGAATTTGTAAAAACAAAAATTCAATATCGAAGGTAGGCAATTCATCAACGTCATGTATATCACTACATGCGACAATAATATCTTTAATTGCTGCAACAATATCTTCTTGTTGTCCTGTCTCAGTTGCTAAGAGAAGTAGTTTTTCTTCTTTAACGAGGAATGGTCTATAATTCACGGTTCTGCCGTCTGAAGGCAGTTTCAATTTGTACTTAGGTACATTTAATTTAGGTAACGACATAAATTTTCAATTCAGTATAATTATTTAGGTAGTATTTAGAAAACATTTAACATAGATTGGATAGTTCCTGTAATACCTGCCCAAACTCCAAGACCATCGCTAGCTGGATCGATACTACCGTCTCCAGGAATTGAAATAGCACTTCTCACACCTGGATCATCAAACTCATCTTCAACCCAAAATCTATACCTTTCATAGAAGAACCCAACAGTCATAGACATAGTTCTTGCTTTTTCATTATTTAATTGAATAGATCCAATATTATATGGAAATGCCTTTCTCAACTCCCATGCAGCAGTGCATTTATATTGTTTTGGCCAGATATAATTTGCTTCATCGTATTCTGTACCATACAAATTTCTCATTGCTTGTTTAATCTCATTAATATTTGATACATCTCCTCCTCCACCTCTTTCCCACTTGTATATCATAATTCTTGGAGAAACATAATGATCATAATGCTCTACATACTGGTTAGAATCTGGTGAAAGTAATGACATCCACCTTTCAAAATAATTTCTTGTATGCTGTGATCTTGGCATAAGGAACGTTGCATTTATCTGACTATATGAAGTTCCAGTACCATACTTATAAGCAGATCCAACATTAACAACCTGACCAGTGGTCAACTGCTTACTTGGTAAATTAACTGTCTTGCAGTAAAAATTTAAGCAGTTCTGCAACTTACCTATTTCTGATGTAAAAATTGTAGAAGTTTGTCCTATAGTACTGGTATTCCCAACACCAAGTTGTTCGGTACTTCTAAGAATAGTAGGTGTTCCTATATGGAACGAAAATAAATTGGTAAAACTTGGTGCATAATTCCTATCCTTCAGCGAAAACGATTGAAACGCTTGAAGAGATGGGTACCTAGCACCGTCTTTTCCTGGAATTGCCATTATACTTTAAGTTCTTTTTCTGTAATTAACATAAACTCCATTCCATAATCTTTACAAAATTCTGTTGCTGCATGCCATTTTGCCTTATTAACACTCCAAGTAATAACTTCGGTAATATACCTTTTAGTATGTCTTTTTTGTGTTTTAGGTTCTTTAGTCTGCTTAGAGGGTTTTACCTCAACAACATATTTCTTACCGTTCACTTTCACATAAAAATCTGGGTAATATCTATGTCGTTTTCCATCAACAGGAGAAGTATAGGGAATAATAATCTCTTCACTACCCCATTCAGTTACTGAAGTAGTTGTATCACACCAAAGCATGAACTTTAATTCCCATCCCGACCTGTAAAAAACTTTGCGAATATCGCCTTTATATTTACTTGGTCTTCGAGGATTGTATTTTCCTTGCTTATAACGCATAAATATATACAGATCACATAATATTTAGGCGGTCAGTGGCACAAATATACAGATATCCCAAACAACCCCCAGTGCCTTCTGGATCTAACGATCCTGATGTAGAAGCACCAACAGAGGCTATTGACTATGTAAGATTTAGACCATTTGAAATGGTATTTGGTGATGATGGTGGATTTGCTGCTGGAACAGGCAGTGGTTCTGTAGATCAAGGTGTTTCATATCAAAGTGGTGGATATGGATATGGTTTAGCAAATGTAAATGCAACAAAAACATTCAAGGAAGAAGATATCTATATGTCAATGCCACCTAACCTACAAACAGGTTATCAGGCAAACTATAGACAAGTAGATATTGGTGCTGGTGGTATTGCTCTTGCTGGTATGATGGGAAGTGGTGGTGATTATAAAGATATTGCTGGAAAATTACAAGATGCAGCGAAAGCAGCATTACCTGAGTTTAGTGCTAGTATTATTACCAATGCTGCTAATGATATTAGTGGATTTCTAGGTATGCAAGGAAATATTGATGTTAACAGTCTAGAAGCATTAACTAGAGGAAGGGTATTTAACCCATATACGGAACAAATATTCAATAGTATGAGTTTTCGTAATCATAACTTCAGTTTCAAAATGTTTTCTAGAAATGATGATGAAGCAAAAGAAATACAAAGCATAATAAGAGCATTCAAGATGCACTCCCATCCAGATATTCAATCTGGTGGAATATATGATCATCAAGGTGGGAATTTGAAAGATATGAGGGAAGGTGACAATAATGACTCATTCAGTTCAAATTTCTTAGATGCTATTGCTGGCACTACTAACAGTACTACTGATAGTGCTAATGCAAACCGTTTCTTTAAAATACCTTGCAAATGGGAAATAGATTTTATGCGTATGGATCCTAATAGGAACTCATTCACATCAACTAATGCACCAGGAATGCATTTTAAAGTTATGCCTTCTGTGTGTACTGGAATTAGTGTTAACTACACTCCAGATAATCAGTATGTTGCATTTAAGAGAACTGCTGCTGGTAAGACTGGTAGTAGAGAAATTCAAGTTCCAGCAATAGTTTTGAATATAGCATTTACTGAAACAAAACTACTTACGCAAAAAGATATCGAGTTCGGAGCATAAAATGTCTTATTTTAAACAATTACCAAGCGTATACGTTGGAGAAGGTATTAAAGATGATGAGGCATTTAAATACCGTCTCGTAAAAAACATATTCAGACGTGTTCAGTTAAGAAACTCTGTAGAGAAATACGTGACAATGTTTGAAAATAGAAGTATAACTCCAGGTCAAAAACCTTCTGATGTTGCTCAGGCAATGTTGGGTGATCCTCATCTAGATTGGGTTATATTGATTACAAACAATATTACTGATGTATACAGTCAATGGCCAAAAGATGATCAAACACTATATGACTATGTTGTAGATAAGTATGATCTTGCAGAAGTTGATGGAAACCATCATTACGAAACTAATGAAGTTCTGTATAATGGTAATATTTTCATACAAAAGGGCATTCAAGTAAATAAGTCATTTCGTGCAATATTACCAGATGGAACAACTAAGACAGAAAGCGAATCTATAACACCAGTATCAAACTTTGAATATGAAACTTGGATAAATGAGAAAAAAAGACTTATAAGAATACCTCAAACATTCCTAGTAGATAAGATGGTTTCTGAATTTGATGATCTAGTGGCATACTTACCACATAAAGAATTAGATGATTTTAATCATAAAAAAACACCCCTGAGTGTTTCTCAGAGGTTCTTAGATACTAGAGGATATATTAGTGCTAGTGTTAGTAGATCAGTTGCTGTAGGAAATGTAGCATCATACGATAATGGTCCTAGTTCACTTAGCGTAAATCTTCAAACTGCAGCAGGTGTAGCAACATCGACTTCTACTACACCGACTACTACATCAACTACGACTAGCACCACATCTTCATCAACCAGTAGTTCTTCATCAAGTTCTAGTTCAAGTAGTAGTTCTTCATCAAGTTCTAGTTCAAGTAGTTCTAGTTCAAGTAGTAGTTCTTCTTCTGGTTCCTCTGGTAGTTACGGGGGTTACTAAAAAACCTTTTTGACTAAAAAATATGCCGAGTTT